TGAAGAAACGGCGCGGGATAGATATGACGACTTCGACCAAGTCGCCTACAATCCTAACCTGCCTGTTACGGAATACATGGCACAAAGCATACAGTCTTCGGACGTTGGCCCTGACCTGCTTTATTGGCTAGGCACCAACCCCAAAGAAGCTGATCGCATCGCCCGCTTGAACCCAATCTTGCAAGCAAAGGAAATCGGAAAAATTGAGGCCGGTTTGGCTTCAAACCCGCCGGTTAAGAAAACTTCAACCGCCCCGGCACCGATTGCGCCTGTCACTGCACGTTCTACTGGATCAACCCAGTACGATACGACCGACCCTCGCTCGACTAAGTCGATGAGTACGTCGGAATGGATCGAAGCAGAGCGGCTACGGCAGATCAAGAAGTACGAGGCACAACGTAACCGTTAAATAGGGAATACCCCATGTCCAATAGCATTTTAACCATTGATATGATCACGCGGAAGGCTCTCGAAATCCTTGAGAACAACCTCGTGCTTACTCGTAACGTAAACCGCCAGTACGACGACAGCTTTGCTGTTGAAGGCGCCAAGATTGGTTCAACTCTGCGTATCCGTCTTCCAGACCGTGCGCTTGTTACCGACGGTGCAGCCCTTCAGGTACAGGACGACAACGAACAGTTCACAACGCTGACCGTTGCCAACCAGAAGCACATCGGCGTCAACTTCACGACTGCTGAATTGACCATGCAGCTTGACGATTTCGCAGAGCGCGTTCTCAAGCCACGTATCTCGCAGCTTGCTTCCAGCATCGACGCTGACGTTGCAAACGCGTATGCAACCATCGGTAACTCGGTCGGCACGCCCGGCACTACGCCTTCTTCGTCGCTGGTTCTGTTGCAAGCGCAGCAGAAGCTGAACGAAAACGCTGCCGTGATGTCGCCACGCTATGCCACTGTCAACCCAGCCGCAAACGCTGGCTTGGTCGAAGGCATGAAGGGCCTCTTCAACCCAACTGACACTGTCAGCAAGCAGTTCAAGAACGGCATGATGGGTACGGGCGTACTTGGTTTCGACGAAATCAATATGTCGCAGTCCATCAAACAGTTCACCACTGGTTCGCGTACTGCAACCGGCGGTTCGACTTCGGCTGCTGTTACGGCAGAAGGCGCGACCACCATCGCCATCACTGGCGCTGGCACAAGCACAACCGTCAAGGCTGGCGACGTGTTCACTGTAGCTGACTGCTTTGCAGTCAACCCACAGACGCGTGAAAGCACAGGTTCGTTGTTCCAGTTCGTTGCTCTTGCAGACGTTGCGCTTTCGAGCGGCGGTGCAGGCAACATCACTGTTGCACCAATCTACTCGGCTGGTCATGCTCTTGCCACAGTCAACACACTGCCCGGCAACAGCAAGGCTGTAGTGTTCGTTGGTGCGGCTTCTTCGCAATACGCGCAGAACCTCGTATACCACAAGGACGCTATCACCTTTGCAACCGCCGACCTTCTGCTCCCACAAGGTGTAGATATGGCTTCGCGTCAGGTACACAACGGCATTTCGCTTCGCGTTGTTCGTCAGTACGACATCAACAACGACCGTATGCCTTGCCGTATTGACGTTCTGTATGGCTACAGCACGATCCGTCCACAAATGGCCGTTCGGATGTGGGGCTAATTTAATCACGGCCCTCGGTTCGCCGGGGGCCAACTTTTTTAAAGGATTTTTATTATGGCATTACCAAATGGCGGTTCCGCCTATCAGGTTTCGGATGGCAACGTCGAGGCAGACAAGCTGCTCGGCGGCCCAGCACTTATTGCTACGTCGGGCGCAGGCATCTATTTCCTTACCACTGCAATTACCGCAAACACCACGACCACTACAGTCGCTTCTGGCTCTATTGGCGTGACCACAAACGCAACCGGCGTGGGCAAGTTGTTCATCTCCGATGGCGCTAAATGGCAGTTTGCTGTCGTCGCTTAACCAATTTGGGCGGTCTTCGGGCCGCCCATTTTCAGGAGAAAATCAATGGCTAATACAAAATCTATTGGCGTCGCTTTCCTTGACCAAAACATCGACGGCGCCGATTTCGTTTATGTTGATAGCGAACTCGGTTACACCGCCGCAGCACAAGGCGTGGTCACTCAGTTGACAAATAAGTCAACTGCCGTCACGCTGAACAAGTCCGCTGGTCAAATCACGATGAACAACGCACAGTTGAACGCAGCGACCAACGTGACGTTCACGCTGAACAACAGCACGGTTAGCGCAAAAGATGTGGTTGTTTTGAGTGTTGCTTCAGGGGCTACTGCCGGCGCGTATAACTGCTGGGTTTCCGGCAAAGGCACTGGAACAGTTACCATTACCGTCCGTAACATTTCCGGCGGTAACTTGAGCGAAGCAGTAGTGATTAACTTTGCGGTTATCCACTGCCTTTAACTAATTTGGGCGGCTTTCGGGCCGTCCATTTTACGGAGTTTTTATGGCTGTTATCTACCTTGTTCACGACGTCCACGGCGCAAAAGTTGCTATTTCGGAAGAAGAAGCGCAATTTGATGAGGAATACGGTTGGGAACGCCATTACCCTGACGCCCCTGTAGAGGCGTCCGCAAACGAAATGTCGGCGCGCAATAGTCGCCGCCGCGCAACGCAGGAAGTCTAACAAATGGAAACGGCTGGGGACATAATTAACGGTTCGCTTAGGCTTCTAGGCGTTCTGGCAGAGGGTGAAGTTCCATCGGCTGAAACGTCGCAAGACGCACTGCGCGCCATGAACCAGATGATTGATAGCTGGAACACTGAGCGCCTCGCGGTCTACGCGACGCAAGACCAGATATTTACATGGCCAGCAGGCCAGCTTTCGCGCACACTTGGCCCTAGCGGCGACTTTGTTGGCAACCGCCCCGTGCTGCTTGAGGACTCGACATATTTCCGCGATCCCGGCACCGGCGTCAGCTACGGTATCAAATTCATTAACCAGCAGCAGTATAACGGTATTGCGGTCAAAACCGTAACATCCACATACCCGCAGGTTATCTTCGTCAACATGACGTTTCCTGACGTCGAAATGTACATCTACCCGCGCCCTACGCGCGCGCTGGAGTGGCACTTTATTTCGGTTGAAGAATTAACCCAGCCTGCAACGCTGGCGACCACACTACATTTCCCGCCCGGCTATCTGCGTGCGTTCCGTTACAACTTGGCGTGCGAGATGGCACCAGAGTTTGGTGTAGAGCCGTCACCGCAAGTGTCGCGTTTGGCTATGGCGTCGAAGCGTAACCTGAAGCGCATCAACAACCCTGACGACATCATGTCGATGCCGTACAGCATTGTGGCTACACGTCAGCGGTTCAACATCTTCGCTGGGAACTATTGATGAAGACGCCGATCTTAGGGTCGGCGTATGTCGCAAGAAGCGTCAACGCCGCCGACAATCGAATGGTCAACCTCTTTCCGGAGATCGTACCGGAAGGCGGCAAAGAACCTGCATTTCTTCAGCGCGCTCCGGGGCTGACCCGTCTGGCTACGCTTGGCACAGGGCCTATTCGCGGTATGTGGCAGTTCGGCAACTACGGCTACGCCGTATCCGGCAACACGCTATACCAAATCAATAATAGCTGGAACGCAATCCCTAAAGGAACCATAGCCGGTTCCGGCCCTGTCAGCATGGCCGACAACGGCACGCAGCTATTTGTCGCCGCTAACCCAGAAGGTTACATCTACAACGTCGTTACTGACACATTCCAGCAAATTACCGATCCCGATTTTCCCGGCGCGGTATCAGTTGGGTATATCGACGGCTATTTTGTTTTTAACGAACCAAACAGCCAAAAGATTTGGGTTACGGCGTTGCTCGAAGGCACCATCATTGACCCGTTGGAGTTTGCAAGCGCGGAAGGCAGCCCCGACGGCGTTGTAGCTGTTTTTGTTGACCACCGTGAAGTGTGGGTGTTCGGTACAAACTCAACGGAAGTTTGGTATGACGCAGGGTTGCTCGACTTCCCACTGACACGTATCCAAGGCGCGTACAACGAACTGGGCTGCGCGGCACCGTATTCTGTCGCCAAGATGGACAACCAAGTCTACTGGCTGGGCAAGGATGCACGCGGACAAGGTATCGTATACCGCGCGGCGGGCTATATGGGTCAACGCGTGTCAACGCACGCTATTGAATGGCAGATGCAAGAGTACGCCGACATCTCGGATGCTGTCGGCTACACATACCAGCAGGACGGCCACAACTTCTACGTGCTAAACTTTCCGACGGCTAACACAACATGGGTGTTTGACGTTGCAACAGGCGCATGGCACGAGCGGGCCTCTTTTGACAACGGCCAGTTTAATCGTCACCGCGGCAATAGCCAAATGTACTTTAATAGCCAAAACATCGTCGGCGATTACGAAAACGGCAAGATATACAAGTTTGACCTTGAGGTGTACGCCGACGACAATGAGCCGCAAAAATGGTTGCGGTCGTGGCGCGCGCTGCCGACAGGCGCTAACAACCTCGCCCGCACCATTCAACATTCCTTACAGCTTGACTGCGAAACAGGCGTTGGCTTGAACAACGGCCAAGGTAGCGACCCGCAAGTCATGCTGCGCTGGTCTGATGATGGCGGCCATACATGGTCTAACGAACATTGGAAGTCGATGGGCGCCATCGGTAGGTTTGGCAAACGCACTATCTG